GGAGGGCGAGAGCCAAGGCCAATGCGCCTTTGCTCTCGCCGCCTCGATGCTGCGCGAGGCGCGTCGCCTGATTGCTGAAGTGTCCGACGCCGACACTGAGGACGGCGTAATCCTGACCATGCGCTTCGCGGGGCTGTCGCTCTCGGAAATAGGCTGCCGCCGCAAAATAAGCAAGCAGGCAGTCCACAAGCGCATTAGATGCATGGCCGCAAGGTGGCCGCAGCTGAAGGACGCGCTTGTGCACAGTGCAGGCTCAGGCTATGATGAGCACCTGGCGGGACTAAGCGACGCGATATTGCTGAAAGTACAGGACAACGAAAAACTGCGAAGGGAAAAAACGAAATGGATGAACAAGCCAAACTAAGACTGTACATCGAGTTGTTCGACGCGCAGGAGAACTACACCCGCATGGTAGAGGCCAAAAAGGCGTGCATTGACCGCTGGAACGCGGACTTGCGAGCAGCACAGAGGCTAATAGAGCGGCTGCAAAACAAGATACGCTCCGGAGCAATGCAGCCGGAGCTGTTAGAGGCGTTAACAAAGAATGACAAAACCGAACAATAACAACAACAACGGCGCAGACAGGCTGAAAAATACGCGCTGGGAGGCCTTTTGTGTCCATTACACCGGTAAACATAGGAGAAACGGGGCGGCGGCATATAGGGCGGCAGGGTACAAACCAAAAACGCCGGAAGTGGCGACCGTGTGTGCCATAGCTTTATTAGCAAAACCTAATATCCAGGCGCGCATCAAGTACTTAAACGACGAGGCGCTGAAAATCGAGCAGTTACACGCCCGGGATGCGGTCAGCCGGCTGGCGGTCATAGCAACCGCCAAGATTACCGACTTTTTGGACGAGCGCGGCAGGGTGGACATGGCAAAGGTCGTGTCCTCGCCCCTGTCCGCCGCCATCCAGGAGGTCACGTGGCAGAAGCACAAGGGCAAAGAGGAGGTGCGCATCAAGCTCAAGGACGACATGAAGGCCCTGGAGCTGCTGGGCTTGACGCTCAAGGAGCCTGAGGCGACGGGGCAGAACAATGTGTTTATTATCGAGGTATGAGCAAGGTCATACGCTACAAGCTATTTGAGAAGCAAAAGACCGCCTGGAGGCTGCTGGAAAACCCGCAGTACAGGCGGTTTTTGTTTGACGGAGGCGCACGCTCCGGCAAGACCGACCTGATATTGGTGTGGCTTATAAAAGAAGCCATGCTGCGACCGGGGGCGCGCATATTGTTGGCGCGCTACAGGCTTGACCACGCCCGCACCACGCTGTGGAACCTGAGCCTTAAGAAAATACTGCCGCCAGGCACCCCCGGCGTGCATTATCACGAAAGCGCGCTGGAGGGGCGCTTTGCCAATGGCAGTGTTATACGGGTGGGCGGGCTGGACGACGCCGACCGCGTTGACAAGATACTGGGCGACGAGTATCTGCATATCTTCATCAACGAGGCCACGCAGGTAAGCTGGGACACCGTGACCAAGGTCATGACGCGCCTAAGCCAGCACCTGCCAGGCGCGGTGCGCAAGCTGATGCTGGACTGCAACCCCAAGGGACCGCAGCACTGGCTGCACAAGGTAGGAGTGCAGCATATTTTGCCCGACGCGCACAACCAGGGCGCAACCCCGCTGCCTGACGCGGAGGCATGGGCAAGGCTGCACTGGACGCCGTACGACAACCCGCACCTGCCTGAGGACACCATGCGCACGCTGGAGGCATTGCCGGGCGTGCAGCGCCGGCGCATGCTGCAGGGCGAGTGGTGCGACAACGAAGGCGCGGTGTACCCCGACTTCGACCCGGACATACACTGCTTCAACGAGCTGCCCGCCGGCTTTGCCAAGTGGGACAGGCTGCGCGCCATTGACTTTGGCTATACCAACCCGTTCTGCTGCCTGTGGGGGGCGGTGGACGGCGACGGCAGGCTGTGGGTGTATCGCGAGCTGTACCGCCGCCAGGAGCGCATAGTCAATCTGGCAAGGGAAATCAATGCCATCGAGGACGGGCATTTTCGCACCGTTGCAGACCCCGAGGGCGCGCAGGAGCGCGCCGAGCTGGCAGCCGCCGGCATATCCACCGAGGAGGCCGACAAGGCGGTCACGGTGGGCATACAGGCCGTGCAGCAGCGCATGGTCATAGCCGGAGACGGCAGGCCGCGGCTAATGGTGCACAGCAGCTGCACCAACATGATCTCGGAGTTTTACGAGTACCGCTGGGCTGACCCCAGGGACGGGCGCAATGCCGACGAGAGGCCCATCAAGGCCAACGATCACGCCATGGACGCGTTGCGCTACATGGTACGTGCGGTTGATAACCCGGCGGTATATGGCGCGGCAGCAGCTCCTGCCGAGTTTAAGCCAGGTTCAGCCCGCGACCTGGCACGTTATTTCTGAGCACGTTATTTCTGATTGGTTGACGGCAAGCCCCATTATAAAAGCGCAACTCCAAAAAAAAGGAGACTTTTATGTTTGAGCGACTTGCCGGATATTTCAAATACGCAAAAAAGAACGAAAACCAAACTTCTGGACTGTTCAGAGTGCGTGATGATGATGACCTGTTGTCGTCAACGTTGTCACTTCTCACACATATGACCGAACTGAAACTGGATGCCAGGCGAGTGGCCAGGATCATCCAGGATGCCGATTCTGGCGATCCGCGGGAGCAGGCCGAGCTGTTTGCCACGTTGCAGGAAAAGGAGCCGATCATTGGCGCACACCTGCAGACACGCCGGCTTGCGGTTATGGGCTGCCCTCTGCACATTGACAGCAAGAAGCATCCCAAGGAAGCGGAGGCGATTCAGGAGATGCTGCAAAAGGCAGGTCTACGGACTGCAATATCTGCTTTATTGGATGCCATTGGCACCGGTTATGCCGGCGTGGCAGTGGATTGGTCGCCAGGCGGGGCAGCCATCAACGGTTTTGTTGGCATATCGCCAACAGCATGGGTTTTTGACGATGCCGGGAATCCTGCTTTGTACAGCATTTCCGGACCGCCCAAGCCGCTGGTTGATTTCCACCCGGCACAGGTGCTTTACATCGTCAGCGAGGGCAAAGCCGGACTGCCATGCCGGAAAGGGCTGCTGCGGGCGCTGCTCTGGATGTTCCTTTTCAAAAATGCCGGATTCCGGGAGTGGAATTTGTTCCTGGAGCGGTTCGGAACCCCGTTCATTATGGGGGCAATCCCACCGAACGAGTTTACAAACTCGAAGCTGCGTGAAGATCTGATCAAGTCTCTGATGAGCATCCGCGGCGCCGGCGTCGGGGTTGGCACGACCGAGACCAAGATGGATATCCTCAACGGGGCTGCGGCCGGCAACAAAGACGCCTTCGAGGCCTTGCAGCGTTACTGCGATGAGATCATCACGCTGGTCATCCTTGGCCAGCTGGCCAGCTCTGACAAAGCTGGCGGCCTGTCCCGTGGCACGGCGCAGGATAAGGTGCGCCAGGATATTCTTGAATCTGACGCGCTGATGGTTCAGGATGCGCTGCAGAATCTTGTTGCCTGGTATTGCCGGCTCCGGCATGGTTGGACGGACGCCGATGATATCACGGTGGTGATTGATTACCAGCCTCCGGAAGACCTGAAGACGTCAGCCGAAATGTTTTCGACACTGGCGAATGCCGCCCGCCGCCCGCTGGATCCGCAGCAGATATTCGAGAAGTTCGGCGTCAAGCTTGGAGAGCCGGAGCCAGTTCCGAACATGCTACCGAACGAGAAGCCGGAGCAGAAAGAGTTTGCCGACACCACCGGCAAGAAGGCTGAGACTGCCTCCGAGCGGATCATCAACGCGACGCTTGCCCGGATGGTGGATACCGAGGCGCTTGAGGCCTGGCGGATTCCGATTGACGCCGCGATCCGGAAGGCGTTCGGTGATCTGGATCCGGAAGATCCGGCGCTGCTGGACAAGTTCCGGAAGCGGGCGCCGGCTTTCCTGGCGTCGCTACCGGGGCTGATGGATGAGTTCGAGACGTCGGCATTCGAGGACGCGCTGCAGGGCGCCATGCTGGCCGGGTTCCTCAATGGAGCGCTGCCGGCTGGGTTTTGGAGTAAAACATCCAGTTGACGGGAGGTGTATTGATATGGAGACACGTAAAAACATACT